ACTCCAGACCAAACAGCGCGTTAAGGCCGGGCAGGAGTTCTTTCAGTAGTTGGGCACGAGAAATTGCCATGATCTAACTCCTTAGACGCCGGTCGGGTTGTTGTACATGTGGCCACCGTTCCATGCGACGACGTTAGGCGTACCTTCGGTCAGCGTGATGTACGGAGCGTTGAACTTGCAGATGAATTCGCAGAACTCACCAGAAGCGTTTGCGGTGTCGGGGACACCTGCCACGATGCGGATGGGGAGAGATGCAGTAGCAGCGGCGGTGGAGCCGTTGATACCCACAGCGGAATCGCCAGTGGTGGTGGAACCGGAGTTCTGCACCAGAGCGACGTTGTTGCCGATCACGGTTTGGCCGTAGAAGGCGACGGTGGTGCCCGAAGACACAGCGGCGACCTTGAACAGAATATCGGGATCGTCAGCCACGATGGCTTGCGCGTCAGAAGCGACAGTGCTGGCGGGCCAGTACTGGGCGAAGACGGGCTGCTTCGTGGAGGGGTTGGTGTAGGTGCAGCCAAGGAAGATGCCAGCAACGCCGTTGGATGCAACGGTGGTCGTGCCAGTGTCCTTCTCAACAGTACCGTCGCTCACCAGTTTGACCACATCGCCGTAGAAGATGTTGGTGGCGTAGCCACTTGCGATCTTCATGTAGCGGGTCGAACCAGCGAACACCTGACCGCCAATTAGATTGGTCGGTTGCAAGCCGTACGGCTTGTCAATGGTGGGGTAAGCCATGTTTTGACTCCAAAAAATTAGGTTCCTCGACCGAAAGTGACCTTCGTTTTGCGCTCATTGAAAAGCGGCATGCGAGGATCATTTTCGCGCATGAGACTGTGGTCAACCGACTGAATCTGAGCACTTGCTTCCTGACGGAAGAAGTCGTTCCGGTCTTCGACCAACTCTTTGGGTGCTTTGCAGAGCAGGAGACCACCAATCAGGATGTTGTCTTTGAAGCGGTCGTTTTCGACGCCAGCCACAAAGATTTCCGGGTGATCAGATGCCTTGACGGGTTCCCAGCCCTCACGAAGTTTGAGGGAGACGTTTATGGGGTCAGACTCACCGCGAGTGCTGACGCGAACCCAGTGGAATTCGTAGCCCTCCTCGGGATGAGGAGTAGGCAGCGTATCTGGACGAATCCAGTTGCGCTTGCGGGCCGTTTTTTCACGGGTTTCCAGTTCTCGGTTCAGTCTGTTCTCAGCCATTTTGTTTCCTCATTTCCATAGCAACCTGTTTGGCGTATTCTTCCAGCGGCACACCAAGCCGTTTGGCCAATGCCACCTGCGTTTGCGTCAGCACGATCTTCTTGGGCGCAGTGCTGCGTGTTGCCGGTGCCACGACGTTCGTCTTTCGACGAGGCTTCGTTTCCTCTGGTTCGTCGTCCTCAACGTCATCGAAGGCGTCTGGGAAGACTTGTCGCATACGAGCATCAATCTTCTCGTAGTACTCGTCAGAGCGAGGGTTAATACCCTGTTTGACCAATTTCTGATGCAACCCCAGCGCGAAACTGGTCATCTCATCGTCTGGCCCAAACCATGTATTGGCTTTCTGCCACTGCACGGCCCGGTCATCGACTGCTGGGGCGGTTACTTGAGTTTGTACCTCAGTTTCATCCGGTTGTAAAGCGGGTAGTTTGAGATTGTTTACTCGGTCAGACTTCAGTTTTGCAGCAGTCAGTTCTTCTTGCGCTGCAACAACGGCATCCGACTCGCCTGCGTCGTAGGCGGCTTTGAACTTGGACTTGGCCTCCTCCAACTCGCGCTCGGCCATCTTCTTGGCCTGCTCCAGCATCGCCTGTTGGTTTTGGCCAACGGTGCCCTTGAGTTTCTTGTTCTCCTCGACCAGACGGGCAGTCATGGCTTCCAGTTCGGCCTTCTCCCGGGCGGCTTGCTCCGCTGCCCGGCGCTGGTCGTGGTAGCCCTTGCTGAAGTGCTGGAGGCGCTTCTTGACCTTCTCAGAGTAGGACTCCAACTCCTCATCGGTCAACTCATCCGGGGGTGCCGACGGCTTCTTGCCCCGATCCTTCTTGGGGGTGTCGTCCACCACCTCGATGGCGATGTCATCCTCATCGTCATCCTTGGCCTTGGCAGGGGCCTTCTTCTCCGTTTTGGAGTCAGGCACATCGGCGAAGGGGTCACGACGACCCTCGATGACGATCTCCGCAGAGCCGTCCTCTTTCATCTTGATGTCTTTGCTCGCGTCCCGTTCTGGATCAGGGAACTCGAACGATACTTTTTCCATGGGCATGTTCTGCCTCCTTACGCACGCGTGATGCCACGCGGATCAGCCACGACTGCTTCGATGGAGTCGTCGTTCATCAGGCGGTATTCCACGCCGTTGACCCGGATGCGCGTGCCAGAGTTGGCGCGAAACACCACGAAGTCCCCCACTTTGCACCAAGGCCCGTTGGGGAAACGCTCCTTGTCGGCATAGGCTTGCTCGCCCATATCGAGCACCACACCAGTCACAGTCATCAACTGCTCCTCGTACATGGTTCGCTCGGATTTCACGATGCCCATTTCGTTGAATGTCTCCTCGATCTGGGGCAACGCAATCAGCAACCGATACCCGACAGGCTTGGGCATTTGGGCCTCAATTTCCGCGTCGGTCACGGCGGTCTTGTCTTCACTCATCGTCGTCTTCTTTCATTTGAGAACGCAAAAGGTCTTTGGTAGTTTCAATGGCGAGTTGGAGACCTCGAATCCGACCCACCACCTCTCGGTATTCGTCGAATGACTTGCATCCGCCGTTCACCAAAAACTGTGACGAGGAGGCTACCTCCTCCTCGTACTTTCCAATCAGCACGTCATAGACGGTTTTGGCCATGGATTACTCCTTCTTGCCGCTGGCTGGCGGCTTTAATTTCGGGGTAGCGAGCACCTTCAGAGCATCGAGTCGCAGACGATCTGCGGACTGTTTGTCCTGCGAGGAGACACGCACCTTCTCGTTCTCGACGGTGGCCATGGTGCGCATGGCTTCGAGTTTCAGTTTCTCGGCGGCGAGTTGCGCGTCGGTCTGATCCTTCTGGGCCTTGCGAGTGACCTCCATCTCCTGCACCTTGACCTTGGACTGCTCCAACTGGAACAGGGGGTCTGCGGCCTGCTGCTGTGCCTGCTGCTGCGCGGCCTGCTGCTGGTGCGCCTGTGCAACCTGCTTGCCTGCATCTGCGATGAGGCGAGCCAGTTGAACCTCCATGTCCTCGGGCAGTTGCTCGTCGGGCGGGGGCAACTGAACGCCCAGACGCTCCTCGATCTGCTTGCGGTATGAGAAGCCAAGGTGCTCGGCGATGTGCGCTTGCAGGCTGGCCATGATCTGCTGGGCCATCGGGTTCTGACCGATGCTGGCAGCGATCATCGGGTCTTGCATGAACGACGTGTGCGCGGCGATGTGCGCCTCGTGATCCTGATAGATGAACGCCTTGAGCGGTTTGCCCACCAGTGCTGACATGTTCTCAGACACGGGGTCACGCGGCTTCTGATCTTCTGCGGTCGGGACGATCTTGTCGGCGTTCTTCACGCCCAGCGTCTCGATCATCTGACGGTGCAGGTACGGCAGGTCGTAAATCTGCGGTGCGCTCTGAGCCATCTGGAACACCGCTTGGTACTGCACCACGCGCTGCGCCATCGTGCTGGCGTTGGGATCGCTCACGGGGATCACGTCCACCATGGCGTAGTCACTCTTGCGAGCCTGTACCACGCCGCTCTCAGGCTGGTACTGATACTCCTCGGGAGCGTAGTCGGCGATGATGGCCTTCAGGAGTTTGAACTCCTGCTTCATGGCGAAGTGCACGCGGCTCTGGACTGCTGCCATCGGCTTGAGCGTGCGCTCCAGCAGGGCCAGCGTAGTGCCCACAGGGGCCTGAGCAGACATGTCCGAGATGTTCATGTCGCTGATCGCGCCAAGGCGTCGGCCTTCTTCCGTGATCCGCTGGAGCAGCGCCAGCAGAGTCTGGCTGGGCTCCTTGTACGGCAGGGTCATGATGTTGTCTTTGACCGTGCCGCTGGGCACGTCAACATCACGGAACTCGCCCGGCTGGATCGGCGTGTCGTCACCCTTGATGCGCAGACCTCGGGTCTTCAGACCACCCGGCAGGTTGGAGAGGGTGCCAGCGTCCACCAACTGGCGAATGATTGAGGTGCCAGCGCGGGCGTACCCGCCGATGATGTGGATCAGGCCCAGACCATAGAAGCCAAAGCCCGGGACGTAGACGTAGTGCACGAAGTGGTTGCGCTTGAGCATGAGGGGGTCTTCCTCATCCCAGTTGCGGCGCACGGCCAGCACCTTGCCGGTGCCCTTGTCGATGGTGATCACGTACGGCTTGGCGAGGTCGTTCTCCTCGTCATCCACACCGTCGATGCACAGGTTTGCGTGCACCTCCAGCAGGGCGTAGCGGTCGTCATCTTGCAGGGTGTAGCCACCCTCCTCGGCCTTTTTCTTCTCGATGTCCGTGTGGAACTGGACGGGCTCGCCCAACTCGCAGTCGCGGTAGAAGCCTGCGGCCATCAGGCGCTCGACCTCGTTCTTGGTCTTGCGCATCACGTGAGTGACACGCTCGGCCTGCTCAATGTGGCTGGTGCCGTAGGGCACGATGACATCTTCTGCTGGCAGGTAAATTGACACCTGCCGTCCGATGTTTGGATCGAAGTAGACCTTCTTGAACGCAGAGCCAGCAAGGCCCAGCGAGTAGAGCATGCGCTCGTGCTCGGAGCGGTACTCCACCATGCGCTCGGTGACCTGATAGTTCATGTCATCGCGCACGCGCTCGGCGGCTTCTTCCTTCTCCTTGGTGAC